ATGTCCGTGAGGACACCCTCGCCCCTAGTAAGCGCGCTTTTGAGTGGAACGACAAGTACGTCGTTGTGAAAGGCGCTGAATACATCGATACCGGTACGGCCAGACTAAAATTTCCGACGTCTGGTAAACCTAAACGGCACCCTTACAGGACGTACTATGGTTACGGTTGTAAACTGAGCAGCGTCATAGCTGCGAACACTCAGCACAACCTTTCGTACGCACTACGTAGGGTGTTGTCCAAGGGCCACGCTACCAAACCCGGCTTGCATGACAAGTTACGCACGCAGCAACTGCTTTTTGCGCAATCTGCACGATTCCGGGCCATGGTAGACGCCACCAGACAACACATGACTGAAGTCATCGAGCCTTACACTGACCGCTATACCGAAGCGCTTCTACACCACGCCGACCCACATCCGAAGAAAGCACTGCGTGAGCAATGCTGGAAGGAAATGTCGGAGTGCGGCTTATTCCACGCTGATGTGTGGATGAATGAAGCGCAGAAAGTTTGGGTCAAGTTCAAAAACGATGAATGGATGAAGCCGGGCAAAATACCACGAGTGATAGGCGACTTAGGAGTAGCTGCCTCATTGCAAGGGTTTAGAATTTGTGAGTTCTTAAAATCCGCCATGGCGCAATCCACCATCATGTTGGGATCCGTAACAACAGAGTTCGTCAAGAAACCCGATCATGACGTGCTAAAAAGAGTTTTCGACAACCTCATACACCCACCCGAGGGCGGTTATTACGCTTACTTCTCTGACGATTCATGCTTCTCCATACGAATAGGAGATCGCGTCAGGATGTTCAACCTCGACATCGCTTCGTGTGACTCCTCACACGGCAACGGCGCTTTCGCCACTTTGATAGCCCTGACTCCAGAGCCCCTGCAGGCGGAGATGATTGATCTCTTGGAACAATGTTCCAGGAGTTTCCAGATCAGAAACCCTGAGGACCCTAGGATGAAAATTACTATCAAAATTAAAGGCAAAGAGCGCTACGTGCTATACAGCGGGTCGGTTATAACCACTCTCATCAACAACGTTGCCAACATCATGATTGCAGCGGCCATATCCATGCGCAAGATAACGTGTGGCCAAGACATTATGGACGCGGCTGCCGAAGCAGGGTACGTCATCACTGGTTGTAGTGAAGACGAAGAGTGTGAAATACCAGAGGACCTACAATTCCTCAAACACTCACCTTGTCTGAATGATGATAACGAATACGTCCCCATCCTCAACGTCGGTGTTCTACTCAGAACTACCGGACACGCTAAGGGAGACATCCCAGGGAAAAGGACGGTTCCATTGATCGACCGAGCGCGAAGCTTCCAAAAGTCACTACTGCAAGGCATGTACCCTCGTACTATATCGCCGCTTATTGACTCCATGAAACACGCCGTCGCATCAGCAACCATCTATAACCACAACGAAGAAACAACAGCGAAAACTCTCGCATTCAAAGTCACGACGACTGAACTCAACCGCATCACCACGAGCGACCTTATGCGCAGGTATCGCCTTACTGCGGAAGAGGAGCACTGGATGGAACACTACTTCCCCACCGTAGGATACGGGGAGATAGCTTCACACAGTGCACTTGACAAGATACTCGAGAAAGATTACGGAATCACCACCACCACAGACTTCAGACAGAGCGTGCTAGATGACTACCACGCCTTCGATGAGCTCGTCGCCTAACGTCGATGCTCACTACTGCCGATCGTAAACGGAA